AAAGGAACAAATTTTATTATCTATCCAGGGGCAAAATATTGGTTCAATACAAAACTATATTATTATAAGCGGGGGCTAAGGGCCTATATTAATTTATAGGCCCTTAGCCCTTTTTGGATTACCTAAAAGCGGTAAAAGTACTTTTACCACGTCAATAGTTGCGTCTAGCTTTGGAGTATATGACATTTTTGGTATGAAGCTTCAAACGTTACCAGGTCGCAATAAAATCTTATATATTGATACTGAAAGCAGCGAATTTGACTTTTATAAGCACATGTCAAGAATTAAAGATGTAGCAGATATTAACGAGTTACCAACATTTTTTGACAGTTTTTGTTTACGAAAGGAAAGCCCTGAAATTATTAAATTAATGATCCAGGCATACATTGAAAATACCCCTGAATGTAGTATTATTATTTTAGATGGTTTACTTGATATTGTTATGAATTATAACGATGAAGTAGAATGTAGAAAAGTAGTAAATTATATAAAAGAACTTACTACAGTACATAATTTATTATTAATTGGAATTTTACACACGGGCAAAAATGAAGGCAAAACTTTGGGCCACCTGGGGAGTAATACTGATCGCTGGGCGCAAAGTACTTTATCAGTTAAAAAAGAGGAAAGCGGATCTTTTATTTTGGAACCTAAATTTTTGCGATCGTCAGGCGGTTTTAAGCCAATAGAAATACAGTATTCAATTGATGACAACAAATTTATGCAAATTAATTCTTTGCCCGTAAATGAGCCTAAAATAAAGCATTTTAGCAATTATACGGATCAAGAGCATAACAATATTTTAAATATTATTTTTGAAAAACAAAAGTATTTCAAATACGAAAATTTAATAACTGAAATATCAAAAATTGAAAATAGAGGCATTAATTTTTCTAAGAGTTATTTGAAGTATTTTAAAGACAAAAACTATATTTCAAAAAATACACAAAACGAATATTTTGATTACCGTAAACAATTTTAAAAATGCAAGAACATGAGAAAAATAAAAATTTGGATCTTTATTTTTTTAATGAGATTAAATCAAAAAAAAAAAAAAATAAAAAAAAAAATAAGGCAGAAAAAAAAGAAAGGATTAGATTAAGAATGTTAACTATTTTAGATAGTATTCAGAAAAATTTAAAAAAAATAAAGCCCCGTTCTATTGTTTTAATAACGGGGCATTATTTAGCTAAAATAAAATTTTAAATTTTACTTCGACCTTTTTCAATTCAAAAATAATAAAATTATGTTACAAAGCAACTATTTCACGGCAATTTTTTTTGATCAGCAAAAAAAAGCTTATAAATACCGAAATATTTTAAATGATTCTACAAAACTAGACCAGTTTACAATCTTTGCTTTAAGCAAAAACGCGGTTGAAATAAACTTTTATTGCAAGGAAACTAAAAAATTTTCACATAAGGTTTTTTTAAAGGTGAAAAAAATCAAAGTATAAATAAATATTAAATTTTTGTTAAATTTACCCTATTTTTTAGGGTTTTTTTATGTCTAAAATTCTTTAAATTTTAGGGTATATTTTGGTACCGAACGGGTACGGAACGGGCGGAATGGCCCCCCCCCTAAAGGGGGGGCCATTACCCTTCGCCCGTTCCGCACATATACCCGTGAAAAAAAAAATGTTTGGCGGTTTGAAATTTTTTTGTAGATTTGAGAACCTTTTTCAATTTTTATCAATTTTTATTTTTTTAAAATGTCAAAAAATTTAATTTATATCGGTTTGGCTTTTCTTGCCTGGATCGGTTACAAAAAATTTATTTTGTCAGAAAAAATAAAAATTGGTTTAAAAAATATTGGTTTTAACGGAGGCACATTTTTACAACCAATTGTAAACGTCCAGCTAGAAGTTGAAAACCCAACCAAAACAACGGCAGACGTTCAAAAAGTATCGGCAGAAATTTTATTGCAAAATAAAGTTGTTGGTACAATTTACCAGGACATAAACAAAACTTTACAAGCGCAACAAAAAACGGTTATTGGTTTTGATGTAAATTTAAATTTGGCAGATGCTGCAATAATTTTAATTTCAAACAAATTTAAAAATCAAATTATTGAATTAAAGGGGAATTTAGTAGTTGATTTTATTTACTTTCCTTTAAACTTTGAAATTAAATTACCGTAAATGAATTTATTGAGTAAATTAGATAGTTTTAAAAATAATCAAAAAATAATTAGTTACGATCAAACAACTAACGATATTATCAATGCTATTTTAAAGCAGCACAATAAAAGCGAAAGGGATTACGATAAATTATTTTATTTTTTTGATTGCGGCAATTATTATGATACTGCTTTAAAAGTTTTTAATTTTTTAAAAAAAAATATACATTATCAAATTGAGCCTGATGAATTGCAGACGGTAAAAACGCCAGCAGCAATTTTAGCAACAAAAAACGGTGATTGTAAGCACATGAGTTTATTTATTGCTGGAATTTTAGATAGTTATCGAAGGAATACCGGTGAAATATTTGATTTGTGTTATCGGTTTGCAGCATATGACGGAAGCAAAACGCCAGAGCATGTTTTTGTAGTTATTAATCCAGGAAGCAATAACGAAATTTGGTGCGACGCCGTACTTGATAATTTTAATGAAAAAAAAGAACCTAATTTTTATAAAGATAAAAAAATTCAAAATATGGCACTAATGGCACTTTCGGGAATTAATCAACAAGCACAAATGAACGGGGTATTTGATTTTTTAAAGCCTAAGGGCGGCGGACCAGGTGCAACCGGTCCAGGTTCGTCAGTAAATACGCCGCCAAAGGGTAGCGGATTAGTAAATGTTATAACGGCGGGCGCCAATGCTATACCAATTTTTGGAAGTACAATATCTAGCTTTTTAACATTAATAGGCCCGCTAATTAAAGGGCATAGTGAAAATTATTTGTTTGATACAAGTTTTACAAAAGGTGATTATGATAAAGCTATGGGAATAGCTTTTAAGTGGTATAAAGATTTTGGATTAAGTCCAAAGTCGGCTAATCCTAAACTTTGGTGGGGCGTAGGCACAAACGATGGAGTTGAAAGAAATGTCCCACAACCGTTTATTTCAATTAAAAGACTAGATTGGTTACCTGAAATTTGGCAAAATACAAAAAATATAGATTTAGCTTTTATAATTAATGAAGCAGTAGCGTCGGGCTATTTAGATCAAAAATATTTTATTAATAGTAAAAATGAAATGAAACCTGAGCCAGGCGCATTGACAAATTTATTTGGCGGCGGATCTGATAAGCCTGGAGGCAGTGGCGGTTATACAATCCCTTTAATTGTTGGCGGCGCAGCTTTAGTAGCTTTTTTCATATTTAAAAAGAAAAAATAATTATGACTACTTTACAAAAAATAATAAAGGACGCTAAAAGCTTAAGGGCAAAAAGTCCTAAAAAATATAGTAAATGGACGGACTATGTAAAAGAAGCTTCTAAAAAATATGCTTCTAAAACTAAAACTGTCAAAAAGAAAGCTACAAAAAGAAAAGTAGGCGTTTTAAAGCCAAACGACAAGCACAAAGACAGTAAAAGCCATAATGTTAATATTAGAGTAGTAAGCGGCGTTAAAAAGAAAAAATTAACTAAAAAAGCGGTTAAACGTAGTAATACCCTAACAAAAGTAAAACAAGTTTTAAAATCTAATAATAAAAGATTAAAACATGGTTATACTTTAACAAATGGTAAAGTAAGATTAGGTAGTATAAATTTAGGTAATTTACCTAGTTATCATGATAAAGATGCTGCAAGAGAAATACAATTATTTGCTGACAATGATTATGATTTATATAGACAACAAAAAAAACCTATTTTAATTAATTTAGGTAAAAAATATAAAAAAGGTACTTATAAAATTGAATTAGCTTCAAAACTTTGGAAATATTATATTGATAATGCTTTAAAAAAATATAATAAAGATTATGGAAGTAGAGGCGATAAATGGTTTAATTTATTAGATATGCACGATAGAAATTTACTTGCATATGAATATGCAGTAGAAACAAAAAATGAATTTGATTTAGGAAATTTTACAGAACAATAAAAATTACTTTTATCTTTTTCACCTTTATTAATAATTAAAAAAAATAAAAAATGGCTCGCAGAAAAAAAACAACTAAAAAAAGAGTTACTCGCAGACGTTCAAAAAGAATGGGTGCAGTTAACATGAAAGGAGGCCTTACATCGGCTTTATTTACAATTGCTGGCGGTGTAGCTGCTAGATTCGTTTCAAATACAATAAACGGAACAACTTTAAATGACTCATACAAAAAGTATGTTGCTTCAGTTGCGCCAATTGCGGTAGGTTTATTCTTACCTAAGTTTATAAAATCTGATATTGGTAAATCAATCGGAAACGGTATGATTGCCGTAGGCGGTTTAAATTTAGTTCAATCAACTGGAGTCCTTGCAGGAATGCCAGTAATCGCAAGGCGCTATATGGGCCTGGCTCCGTCAACTAACAATCCGCGCGGCGTAGTTGCTGGAATGGATCCAATGAGCTATGGAATGGACACAATGAGTGCAGCGGTTTTGTGTTAATACAATAAGTTAAAAAATTTAAAAAAAAATTAAAATTAAAAAAAATGATTAATCAAATTTCAGCCCGTTTGACCTTTGAAAATGCAAGGTCTTTCGTTCAATCTCAAGGATATGACGTAAGTCAAGCAGTACTAACGCAATCTTATGTAAGATCAGAAGTTGCAATATCTGCAAGCGTTACAAATTATCGTTTACCAATTGTGGTTACTGATAATTCTAGTACAATTTTTAACACAGAACGTCGCGTAAACTTACAAGACGTTCACGTTGTTTCAAGTTTATTTATTGGATTAGCAGCGCCATCAAGTTCAACCGACGCAGCTTTTCGCGTATTATCTTATCCATCAACTGAAACAAACGAATTTACAACCGCACAAGCTGATGCAGCTTTGACGTTGTATAACGGTTTTTTATCTATCCAGGTAAATAATCAAAACGTTTTACCAGCTTATGACATATTAAGAAGTTATTACGTTCCACAAACACAGGGCGGAGTAGGAATTACGGCGCAAACTGTATTTCCAGTAGATCAATTTGACGCAGCTGATAACGGTTTTTATCCAATTGAGCCAAACCTTTTGTTAAATGGTGGTGCAAATATTGTTGCTAGTATTGTTTTGCCTGCTGCAATTGCAACAGTAAAATCAAATAGCCGTATCGTAGCAATTTTTAGAACTATTCTTTGCCAAAACGTTACAAGCGTAAAATAAAAAAGCCGATCCCAATCGCCACCTTGCCAGGTGGGTGCAAACGCCTGGCTTTTTTTAATTTTTAAAAAAACAATTATGCCACAATTAAATAGATTTGAGGCCGTTGAATTAGCAATACCAAACGGCAGTACTAACACCAGATATTATTTCCCCAATTTACCTAACTTGGCTTCAGCTATGATCCAAAACATTCAATGCTATACGCCTGGGGTTTTAAGTGCTTCGCCCAATAGTGGTAGCACAATGGTAACGGAAGCAGATCTTAAAAAAAGCTTTTTAACATTATACAGTGGTGATTTGCAATTGATATATAATGCGCCTTTATTGGCTTTTAACAATATTATTAGTTCTGCAACGCCTAATCCATATTCAAACGATTTGCCTAATATTAACAATATGATTATTAGTTGGACAAAAAGTTTTGTTTCGCTTTCAAGCGCACCAGGTACAACCAATTGCGTATATGCTTTTGGAGTTTATTATAAATTATAAATTATTTAAAAATGGCAGTATTTAAGCCCGAGTTACACAGGTTGGAGGATGTGCTTGACTATTACGAAAATAGTCCCGCAACGCACTACAAAATATTTGCGGGAACCAGTCCAAAGGTTGAATATTGCCGTTTTTATTTTGATGAGGATGAGAAGGAAATTGGATTGCAAAAATTATCTGAAGCTTTAAGGGCCATCCAGCAAAATGTCGACAATACCAATCCTTATATTTTACAATTAATTGAAAAAAAGAAAGTTGCTAGGGGCAAAGATCTTGAAAGCTTGACGCAAATAGTTTTTCAATTAAATAAGGCTGAAAGATATTTACCAATGATGGCCGGAATGCAACAAACGCAACCTGATCAAAATTTTAGCCGTTTATTAGAAAAAATGATTGAGGGGCAAAATTTAATTATATCAAAATTAAGCGCGGAGGAATTTGAAGAAGAAGAAAAGCCAAAGGGATTAGCTGGAATTTTAGAAAATGAACAATTTATGAATATGGCAATTGGGGCATTGGGATTAATTGTAAATAAATTTGTGGCACCTGGACCAACCGGGGGAGCTGTAACGGCTTTAGCGGGCATACCTGACGAACAAAAACAAAAAGCTTTACAAGCAATTGAAATTTTAAGTACCAAAGATGCAAACTACGGTGACCATTTGTATTATCTGGCTAATATTGACGATAATACTTATAAAATGCTTTTGGGATTTATGAAATAAAAAATATATGGCAATAAGTGAAGATAATAAGAAGTTATTAACAAATGTAGGTATTGCGCTTGCTGCTTATATAGTAGTAATTAGGCCATTATTTCAAAAATTGGGTATTGTTAAAACTAATGAGGAAATACAAAAAGAAAAAAGCGAAGTTGCAAACATTGAGGAAATTGAAAAAAATTTAAATGCTAGGGGCATTGATCTATCTAGAAGTAAAGCGGAGTTTGATCAGATTGCAAATGCAATTTACAATTCTTTAAGATTTAGCGCCGTTGCAGATGACAAAGAGGAAGCGGGATATCAAGTATCAAGGATACAAAATGACGCTGACGCAATTTATTTAGTTAAAACTTTTGGTAAGAGGCAAGAATATCTTTTCGGGATCCCTACTGGCTCGCCAATGGGGTTAACTGAATTTATAACTAGCAATTTATCTAGGGAAAAAATAAACTTAATAAACGATAATTATAAACGTAAAGGAATAAAATTTAGATTTTAATGAAAAATAAAAACTTACTTATTATTGGGGCCGTAATTGTTGCAGCGTTTTTTTTCTTTAAAAAGAAAAAAACTACTTCTATTTTACCACCCCCACCGCCACCGTCACCAATATTGCCACCAGTTGACAATAAATTTCCAATTGATATGCTACCTGATAGGACAAGTTATCCAGGCGGATTGACTGAAGGAATGAGAGTACTTGCAGATAATGGAAACGAGCAACAAATTTTACAAGATGGCAAAATATACGGTTTAACTTTAGCTCAATGGGCGGCAAGAGGTTATGACGCGCCTACTATTGTAAGTAGTAATATTTTAAATCAAATACCATACGGCGGGGTTTATAATTCAGGATTATAATGAAAAAAAATAAGATATATATAACAATAGCTTTATTATTATTAGGCGTTTATGCTTTTGCAAAAATGAAAAAGCCTAAAAGTCGGGTTATTGTTAGTGATCCCACAAATGTTAATGCTTATTCAGTACCAGGTACTACAATGTATGATTATAATTTGTCCACACCTTTATTCACATTTAGAACTGAAATAAAATTAGGTATTTTAGAAGAGGATCCCGATTTGCCATATACAAAAGTAACTTTTACGGCTAATAATACTGTTAAAACTGGATATATATATAATAACGACATAACTTTTAAATAATGAAAACAAGCGAATATATAATATACGGGGCAATAATTTATTTACTTTATAAAGTTTATAAAAATACCCAACCTGGAGGCAATATGGATCCTAATAATCTATTTAACAAAGCAAAGGCAATTAATTTGCCACCGTTTGCAATTGTAACGCCAACCTATTGGGATAAAAAACAAATTCAGCCAACACCAGCCGAAGTTTTAAGCCCTAGCCAATTAGCTTATTTTAAGTCTAAAAACAAAGCAATTTCAAAACAAATATATACTTGCTAATTATGACACATTATACACCCGTATTTATAGCGTATAACACGGCTCAATCAATTCCAACCGATTGTAATAGTATTATATTTATTAATTCTGGAACTACAACGGCGGTAATTGAAAATGTAACTTTAGGGCCATCACAAAGTTTTGTGATTGATGGTAACGAAAATGAATTTACAACGGTTACTTTACAAATTAATTTTACTGGCGCGGGCCAAAATAATTTGATAGTAGTAAAAAAAATATTTTAATATATGGGTTTTTCATATAATGTCAACGTACTTAATCAAAAAGGAAGTCCTGCAATTTATACGGATACTTTTGCAAATAGGCCTGCATTTGGATTTGCAGGAAGATTATTTATTTCAAATGATACGGCGGCAATATATGAAGATACTGGGACGGCGTGGGTATTAATAGCTAATGTAAGTAGCGGCGCGGGAACTTTACAACAAGTCACCACAAACGGCAATACGTCAAACGTTGGTATATCAGTAACGGCGGGCGGAGTAAGTACAAATAGCGCAACAATTACAAGTTTAACACAGGGATCAGTTCCATTTGTTGGTACGGCTGGATTAATTACACAAGATAATACCAATTTATTTTTTGATGATACTAATAACAGATTAGGTATTAATACAAATACGCCTTCTAATAATTTAGACGTTCACAGTACCGGAACAATTCCAATAATAGCTATAAATAACACGGCGGGCAACCAATCTTTAATAGGTTTTGCAAAAAATTCAACTGCAAAGTGGCGTATTGGTAATAGTTCAACAGATACTTTTGATGTTTTAAACGTTGGTACCGGTACAAATGCAATTTCAATAGATAGTTCAACTAATTTAGTTAGTTTAATTGGTGCTTTAAATGCTGCTGGAAGTATTACAAGTCAAGTAAATAATTCTAATTTTGGAACTTCTGCAAATGGACAAATACCTATTACAATACAATCAAATGCTACTGCTAGAGTTTTAAGATTAAAAAATTCTGCTGCTGGTTATTCAGATATAACAGTAGACGGTACCGCTTCAAGTTCAATTTTTGGAATTAATACTTTTTCAACAAATGACGCTTTTAAAATTATTGATAACGGAAATATTGGAATTGGTAACGCTTTACCTACAAGAAAATTAGATGTATCAGGAACGGGAAGATTTACGGGAATATTAAGATTAGAATCTTATTTAGAAGCGATGTCATCGCCTAGTACCTCTGCATGGATTATAGCTAGGGCGGTTGAAATTGTTGGCGGCGGTAATGATATGGTATTATATACCCAGTCAGGTTTAGCAATGCAATTTTGGACTAATGGAGTAAAAGCTGCTACTATTTCAACGGCTCAAAACTTTTTAATTGGATCAGCGGTTGACGATACAGTTAATAAATTGCAAGTAACGGGAAGTGGTACATTTTCAAGTTCTTTAAAAGTAGGTACTACAATTGGTATTGGAATAGATCCAGATAGTGTTGTAGGACTTTTTATAAAATCAACGGGTACAACTTCAGCAACTTATGCAATATTAACACGCGATAGTTCAAATAATAATATTTTTGTTGTTAGAGATAATGGTGAAGTTACTATTTCAAATTTAGCTGGTACAGGATCAAGGGCAGTTTTGGCTAGTGCAACTGGTGTTTTATCGGCTCCCGTTTCTGATATATCAGTAAAAGAAAATATTGAGTCTTTAAAATATGGTTTAGATACCATAATGAAATTAAACCCCGTACAATTTAAATTTATAGAAGGATATAAAAATTACGGCGAAGGTTTACAAATTGGTGCAATTGCTCAAGAGGTTGAACAAATAATACCTGAAGCGGTTTTTAAAACGCCTTCAACTGGTTTAAAAGGTATTGATTACAACCAATTTAATGGTATATATATAAAAGCTATTCAAGATCAACAAAAAATTATTGATAGCCTTATAAAAAGAATTGAATTACTAGAAAATAAATAATTATGAAGCAAATACAACCTGTAATATTTCCGCTAAATTTAGGAACGGCAACAATTTTAAATTGTGTAGGATCAGATAATTTTAGTACAAGCGTTACAATATATTATTTATTGTTAACGGAAACAAATGCAACGTTACAAAGTGGCAATTTAAGTTTAGACGGTAATGATTATGAAAGTTTTAATACAAGCCCAGACGGTAACGAATTTATATATAATTGGACGGCGCAACAAATTGGCGTTACATTAATTTAATATGAATACTAATTTGGAAAATTTATTTTATATAGGATCATTTGCAGCTTCAATAATTTTTATTGGTTCATTTTATGGAACCACAAAAAAAAAATTATCAGAAATAGAGCTAGATATGAAAGAAATAAAATCAGATCGTATAGATATTATAGACAAATTAGCAAGGATTGAAACTAAATTAGATTATCTAAATAAAGAAAAATGAACAATTGGAAAACAACGCTGGGGGGGGTACTAGCTGCATCATCCGAAGTTATACCCGTAAGTACTGGAATTCAGGGCCTAATTAGGGCCATTGGTTTATTACTGCTAGGATGGGCCGCAAAGGATCACTCAAAGAGGTTAAATGACGCAGCAAAATAAAATAATTTTAATAATACTAGGTATTTTGGGTATAACTGCAATTACTAAGGCATCAGGATTGACCAAAGCTTTAAATTTTATAAAAAAAGCGGAAGGGGGATTATATCTAAAAGCTTACCAGGATAGCGGCGGCGTTTGGACTATTGGATACGGATCAACGTATGACTTTGATAAACAAAGGAAAGTGCAACAAGGCGATATTATAACGGCAGAGCAGGCCCAAAGATGGCTACAAATTACAACAAGTAAAGACGCGGCCGAAATTAAAAATTTGGTTAAGGTGCCATTAAATAACAACGAATTAAACTCGCTTATATCTTTTACTTACAATGTCGGGTTAGGGGCCTTTAAAGCTTCAAGCTTACTAAGGTTACTAAATAGCGGCGCTGATAAAAAGATTGTAGCGGACCAGTTCGATAGATGGGTATTTGATAATGGAGTAAAAGTAAAGGGGCTAATTAGTAGGCGGAATGCTGAAAAAAAGTTATTTTTGAGCTGATTTTGTAAATTAAGGATTTTCATAGATTTAATCGGGGTATTTCTATACTCCGATTTTTTTTTGTTAAAAATTAGGTTATATGAAAATAATTATATAATCTTTGTTAATCTATAATCTTAAAACTTAATTTACATGATCAAAGCAACTTTCCGTTTCTTTTATGGAAACGATGACAATCGTACATTGTATTCATATACAATTGAATTAAATTCCCTATTTTTTACAGCCGCTTTTGTTGAAAGTAACAATATTGTTACATTTTTGCAGACTGCTGGATGTGACATTTTAGACGTAAAAATAACTGAATGGCCTAATTAGGCCAATTTTTTTACTTTAAAATTTAAAATAATGGAATATACTGCCTACAAGGGTTATACAATTGTTTATAACCCAAAAACAAAAATTTTTGTAATTTATCCTTTTATCCAGGAATATAAAACTTTAAAAAGTGCAAAGGCCTGGATTGAGTATTTAATTAAATAATCCTTAAAAAAAAATTTATGAAAAGAGATTTAATACTATTTATTATACTAATCATTT